CACTCGCGGCCGAGGAGGATCGGCATCAGCGCGTCGAGCCCGGAGCGGATGGCACCCTCTAGGGCCACGCCGCCTGCTGCCATCGAGAGAGTCCGTTTCGCGGTCTGCGCCTCGAAGAAGGTCGAGACCTGGTCCGGGAACGCCCCGTAGGAGACGACGTGCCCGCCGAACGACGACGACCACGACGCGACGAGCCAGTAGAGGAGCCGCTCCTGGACGTCGACGTAGGCGGTGAGCGTGTTGTGGCCGGCCGGGACGGTACCGCGGGCGATCGACACGACGCGAGCGGCGAGCGACCGCTTGTCGAGCTTGTCGCTCGCCATGTCGTCGATCGTCGGCTGGTTCTGGAACTCGGCTTGGAACGCTGCTTCGCCGCGGTCGATGCGTAGATTCCAGGCGTGCTGGATCGCGGAGAGGTCGCCCGGTGCTATGCGTGCCGGCCACGCCACTCGGGATCCGGCGTCCATCTCGGTCTGCCGGTCCGCGTAGAACGCAGTCGACGCGGCAGTCCCCTCCCCGGTTCTCTGCCCCTCGCGGCGGATCTCTGCGTACTGGCTCCACAGTTCCTCGGCGGTCGGCCATTCGTAGACCAACTTCGTTCGCTCCCCCTGCCACGCCGGATGCCGAACGCGATCGAGGAGCCGGTCGGCCAGGTCGTCGGTGCGAATCACCGTCACCGTGCAGAGACCGGCGATCCGCCTCCCCGGGCCGGCGAGCCCCAGGATCGCCCCGGAGAGGATCTTCTCGCGGGTGGCGACTTGTGCCGGGGAGGCCGCCGACTCGTCGGTCTGCGGATCGTCGATCAGCACCAGATCGGGCCGCGGCTGCCGGCCGTCAGGCCGTGAGTGCTTGAGCCCGCGGATGCGACCAGTGATGCCGGCGACACGAACGCAGGAGCCGGCCGCGGCGGAGCCTTCGACCCAGGGGAGCGTGATCTGATCGGCGTTCCACTCGATGTGTGTTCGCTCGCCTTTGCACGTCTGACCGCGGGCACGGTTGTTGATCCCCTCCAGCATGCGGATCGGGTGGCAGACCTCCGGGAAGTCCACGGCGAGAATCTCGTTGTGTTCGAGCTCCGCCTTGATCGAGTCGAGCGTCTGCTCGGCGATCGCCTGGTCGGCCCCGATCAGGACAATGAACTGCCGGTGGCCGTAGACCATCGCCCAGATGCAAGCCTTCTCGCACAGCGTTGTTTTGCCGCTGCCGCGAGGCATGGCGAACGCGAACAGTTCGCCGCGGAGGACGGCGGCCTCGATCTTGGCGATGCACCGGAGGTGATCGTCGGACCACGCGAGGGGGAACGACTCGGGGAAGTAGGACTCGCAGAATCGGCGGAAGTCGTTGCGGCAGGACTCGCGGCGGGCGGCGTCGGCCGGCGGGGAGATGGAGCCGATGTCGCGGCCGTCCGCTGACGCGCGACGATCGCGGGCAGCCGCCCTCGACTTCGTTTTTTCGTACCTCGCTGTCGCGGGCGCGGCCGGCCTTTTTTTCGCCGCCATGCCGACCCCTTCCGTGGTGGGGAAAGTCAGTGCAATTTTCTGTAGGCTCGCCTGCGAAGCTTCCGCTTACGACCCGCCGGAAGGACCCGTTGATGCAAGCCCGTCTGGCTTTCTCGACGCCCGCACCACCTCGCGGGCGAGTCTCACGAGATCGGACGTCCGAACTACCACAAGTGATTCCCGGCGGTTCCGCCGGTGCCACACGATCGGCACGGAGCCCGTGGGGGCATCGCTCACCGCCTGGTCAACCGCGACGTAGAGCGACAGCGTCTCGGTTCGCTTCGCCTCGACGTGGACGTTGACCCCGTCGAGCACCACGTCGGGCGAGTCCGGCCCGCCGTGGTACTGAACGCCCCGGCGGGCATGACAACCGAGGAGCGTGCCGAGTTCGGCCGCGGCCTCACGTTCGCCGACCTTGCCCTTGCGTTTTTGCATTGAGCCCACGTTCAGCCCTCCCTCACGCATGTGCGTCATCCCACTTCTTCTGTGCGATCTGCATCGCAAAACCCGTGCAGTTCATCTCCAACACGCCGTACAGAAACCCCGCCAGCGTTGACCATCGGCCGTTCGCCCGGATCAGCACCGACACCTCTGCGTCGGATCGCGACACCAAACCACGCAGCGCCAGCACTTCGGCGATCAGGCCGTGGACAACGTCGTCGGCCGGTTCGCTCTCGTACCCCGACGTGATCAGCTCGTTGGCCCGGTCGATGATGTCGATCTCAGGCATCACAGTCTCCTCTCTCGCCATTCGATCACCGCCACGGCCACCAGGCCGAGCAGCATGCCGCAGATGAACCCAAGCCACGCCGGCACGACGGCCAGGTAGGTGAGAGTCAGGTTTTCCATCACTCGTCATCCTTGCCATACAACGCCTCTCGCGCGGCAACCATTTCTGCGTGTTGGTCCGGCGCGTTGATTTCGTGTTCGCAATCCGGGCTGCATCGCCGCTCATCATCGCAGCACGGGCACCGTGCGTACACACGGGCGAACGCCTCTAGTCGCTCCATGCGAGCATGGAGATTGCCAAGCCCGATACAGCCACTCTCTTTTGTCATCACAAATCCTCGCCGCCGCGCGGCTGTCGTTTGTCGCTCCTGCTCGTGTTCGCCACGCATCTTTCCCGCTCGGGACATTTTGGGTCACGTGGCCACCGTTTTGGTTCGATCTTTCCCGCTCGGGAAACTCTTGGCTGTTGATCTTCCGTGTTCTGTGGCTACTTGCTCGTCTCGGGCGGGGCAGGGAGCGGCATCCAGTGGGTGACCTCCCACGTTGCCACTCTCCAGTTCCACTCCCATCTCGGCCTGCGGCCCTTTTCGGTCTTGGCTCCCCTGTTCTCTGTGTACCTCATCGCCGTGACGAGCCCAGTGCTGCACGCGACAATGCACTCAACGCTTCCGCGCTGAGATCGCTCAACGTCAGGCATCCGCTCCGTCACTGGAATCCATCGGCCGCATCCGGTGATGCCCATGTTGTGCATAGCGATGTGGTTCGCCGCGATGTGAAGCCAGCCCCGAATCGCCTGATCGCCGTAGCAGGCAGCAGCCGCGACGGCGTGAAGTTTGACCGCCAGCGTCCGCGAGTCGATGGCCGTCTCGCTCCCATCAGAACCAGCGGACGCAGGATACGGCCCGGAACCGCCCTGCGTGTTGTCGTTGCTCATGTCTCGTCGCTCCTGATTCTGCACGGCCATGAGCCACTGCTCGTCGTCGCAGAAAACTTGATCCGGATTGATCTCAACCCAGCCCGTCACGCAGTCGGGGGGCCGAGATGCGTCGGGTGTGTGGCCGGTAGGACCACGCGATGCAGCGGACATCTCATCTACCTCGTCTGTCATGGTTGCTCCTGTGTTCGGTGCTGCTAATCCTGCGTGTTCTCACTTCGCCCGTCCAAGGAACGCCACAAGTGCCATTACGCCGGGATCGTCCTCGCCTAGATGGCCAGACGCCCAGTCAGCAACGATGCCGATCGCCTCCCGCTCCTCGTCGGTGAGCGTGGGCTCGCTGTAGAGGGCGGAAACTTGCCAGCCCATTCTGGCGGCCACTTCCTCAACAGCCTTACGGTTCAAGGACGTAACGCCCGTTTCTCCGCTGTCGTCAGCGAAGGCAGCCCACGCCGCAGGTCCCTGAGAAACACGCATTGCAGCAGACCGCTCATTCGTCTCGCTCATGTTGGCCGCCTCCTTTGTTCGCGGCTGCTGACCTTCAGTGTTATGAATGCCACTTCGCGATTCCGGCGATCACTCGCCTTTCGTCATATGGCTTGCCGATGCCCTCAAAAAGGGCCGAGTAGCAATCGTCCGAGCAGACGCACGGATTGATCGGCTGGCCCGAGCACCCGCAATCCGTGCCGCTGCAACAAAAGTCGGGAGTGTAACCCGGAACCGGCCTGCCGCAGATCAGGCAGGGTTCATAACCAGCGAATGCAGGAGGCATCGCCTTGTCGTCGTTGGTGTTTTCAGTGTTCATGTCTCGCCGCTCCTGATTCTGCGTGTTCTGTGGTTACTTGCCGTCGCTCGGCGGGGCCGGGAGACGACGTTGTCCACGGCCTCGCGGCATCCACGCGACAGGCTCGTTCACAACGTCACCGTCCGAGCAGCAAAATTGCAGACCCATGTGGCCTTTCAGCCAGTAGGTTGCATGTCGAACTCCAAGCCGCTTGAGCCTGTATCGCCTGTGGCTGGTGTTTGACCAATCGTATTGACGGTAGGCAACGACGACTCGCTGCCCGCGTTTCGGCAGTTTCTCGTCCACGCTGATCCACCTCACCGCCGCCTCCTCTACGCTCACAGAACCACGCGGATGCAGCGGACGAGTCGCTGATCGCTGGCGGTTCGTATCGCTCATGTTGGCCGCCTCCTTTGTTCGCGTACATCGAATTACCGCCGCCAGCCGTCGCGTAACAGTTTGTTCGCTGGGGTAACAGTTTTTTGCCCAGCCGACCATGTTGCCGAACGGCCGGCGGATGCGAAGCCACAAGTCCTTCATTTTCCGCCGTCTGCGACCGTTGATCGCTCCAGTAGCTTCCGCACCACATGCTCGGTGTGATCCATCGCCCGGTAGCAGGCGTCGTCCGCTACTCGCCCCAAGACCTCCCGCTCCTCGTCGGTGAGCCGTAGTCTGTTGACCTCCTTGTTGGCCGTGTCCCGCTCCGTCACCAGCCTGTCGTGCTGTTCGCTGCGTCCCGTCATGACCCAGTGTTCGTACTCTCGAAACTTCTGCTTTTCCTCTTCCCGCTCGCGGAGCGCCGCGTCCCGTTCGGCGGTCAGCCGTGCAATCTCATGCCGCGCCACGCCGAGCGCGTGCCGCATCTCCGCACCGATATTTTCGTCGTACCAACTTCGCAACCGCTCCTTCGGCATCTCGGCCAATTCGTCTCGCCAGTCTCCTCGGATGAGTAGAGTATCCGTGCGGAAGACAATAAACGTCTCCCACTCCATGTAACCAAACCCTGTCATGCGGTGCAGAACCGTAATAAAGCACTCGTCGTCGATCGCCCGAAGCCATCGCTCGCCACCCTCGTCCCGAAGACAATCCTGGGTAACGTCACGCCACGCCGTCTCGCTCATCGCCCGTCCTCCTGTTTGTGTGTCACCGTCCCCACCTCCTTCACCTCTCCCTGCACCTCCGGCACCGGCGGCAGCGGCATCTTCGCATCACGACTGATGCTGTCCCGAGCGTCAATCACCTCTTCATCGTTCCACTCTTCGCCGTCATCGTTGGCGACGATCGTGCAACGACTCAACGCAGCGACAACCTTATCGAACGTCTCGCGGCTGATAACCACTCGACCTTCGATCCACCGCCGCTCCTCGCGGAGCTTGCGGATCTCTTGGTGCAGCTTTTGATTCATGTCGTGAACCCGCCAATTTTCCTCGCGCAATGAATCGCAGTCGCTACGCCCCTTCGGGTCGCCTTCACTTTTGTATCGGCACATCGCTTGACTCCTTACGGTGTCACTTCCCTCACCTCTCCCTGCACCACCGGCACCGGCGGCTCCTGCCATCCGGGCACGTCGGCCTCGACGATGCGGTACTGGATCGAATCTTGCTCCAGGTCGAAATGGTGGAAGTACTTCACGGCGTCACGCATCCCGCGATCACCGTCGTAAATCTGCGTTGCCGCCGTCATGCCGTCGCGATCCACCGCCACAAGAATGCGAATCTTCACGCCGTCACCTCCTCTTTGCCCGCCACCCGTGCGAATCGCGGAGTGCAGTTCGTTCGCAGCCACTCGGCCTGCGCGGCTTCGGCTGCGGCCCAGCCCTCGGCTGCGGCCCAGGCCCCGGCCATGGCTGCCAGGCACAGCTCTCGTTCACTCAGCACGCCTGGTCGTGTTGCGACCCATATCAGCCACAGTGGTTTTGCGGTTTCCCAGACCTCGCGCATCGTCTGGCAATTTTCCATCGCCCATTCGCGGTTCTCGCGGCACGCGCCGTGGAGATCGCAGAACTCTTGAATCGTCATGTCAGCCATTGCCCCCCCCCTCCTCCCATTTGCCTCTGGGTGTCTTCCTGATCCACACCTCGCCGTGGGATCGCAGCATCGCGTCGATGCACTTCGACAGCGCAGCCTCCGCCGCCTGCGAAAGCCCCTCACGGCCTCGCCGCCGGTTGTGGATCGCGTCTGCGAGCACGGCCTGTATCAGTGAGATCCAGCACGGATTGAGCAAATCGGCGTAGCCGTGCAGCTCATCCACCTGCTGCATCATGTCGCCGATCGTCGGCAGTTCGCCTGGCTCGCACGGAAACAGCAGCTTTCCCAGGCAGGGCATGACCGGCCGGCCGTCGAGCGGCGACCGCCGCCACCCGGGCGGGCAGACCGCGGCGAGGATCGTGTCGTCCACTGGTGGCGTGGGTGCCGCCTGCGGATCACGGACCACAAACGGCTTGCCGTTCGTCGGCAGGTGCAGGCCGCACCTCCGCTCTTCGCCGCCGTCCGCTGGTCCCCAACGGCCAACCTCTTCGCACCCGTGCTGGTCGCATTTACTCATCGTTCAAGCCTCCATTGCCATCGGCATCACCACGCCCACCCACCGCCCGGCACGGAGCACACACCCAGTGTCGGCATCCACCGCCGCGATCGACACCGTCTCGCCGGCGGGAACGACCTTGAGAAACTCGGCGACGAAGCGCGGGTCCAGCCCAACCGTGCAGCGCGGCCCGGCCGTCACCACGTCACACCGAACACGGCTTTCGCCAGCCTCGGCGCTTTTCGCGGTCAGAGTGATCTGGTCGCCGAACCCGAACCGCACCGCCCTCGACTGCTCGTTGGTGACGATCGAAGCCTGCCGCACCGCTGACAGCAGTTCGCCAGCGTCGACGATGCAGGCCGCCGCCTCAGTCTTCGGAATCACCTCTCTCCATCTCGGAAACCGCCCCTCAATCTGCCGTGCCACAAGCCGCGCTCCGTTGTCGGCAGCGAACACCGCCTCCGGCCCAGTCCGCATGATCGCCACGGACGCGGCCGACTCAAGCAGTCGCACGAGAGCCGACGCGGCAGCCTGCGGAATCAGGAGCGTGCCGTCTTCCGCCTGCGCCTGCGTCGTCGCGGCCCCCAGCCGGCGACCGTCGGTCGCCACCGCGTGCAAGATTCCGTCCGCCATCTCGAGGAGCACGGCACCGAGGGCATAGCGGGATGACTCCGAATCAGTGCATGGCAACACCGACCGGAGCATGTCCGCCAGGACGCTGGCCTCGACCGTGCCGATCTTCCTGGCCTCGCCGGCGATCCCAGCGGGGAACGTCTGCCAGTCCTCCGTGGGCAGCGTCCACGAGCCGCTGCCGGCGGTGAGCCTCACTGACTCACCCTTCGGCTCGATCGTCATCTCGTCGCCCGTAGCGGCGCTTACGATCGCCTGCAATCGCTTGTGCGGCAGCAGGCAGGAAATATCCGACGAGGGGAACTCCACATCGATCCGGATCTCGCCATTGGTGGCGGCCATCACGCCTCCACGGATCAGGACTGCCGTCGTCACCCCCTGGCGGCCGACCGCCGGGGCAGTCGCCGCGAGGGACGCCTTGATGCTGGTGATTGGGATCTTGGCTTTCATGTGGTCGCTGCCTCCTGGAGTTGCTGCATCAATGCCGCCTTCCGTCGCTCAAACTCGTCATCACTGACCGGATCAGGCAGCGGCAGCTCTGGCTTCGACGCCTTCGCCTTCGGCCGCGCAGCCCGGGCCGCCTCCGCCTCCCGCCGGCGGCGGGCCTGCTCGCGGCTTCCGGCCTCGAACCGACGGGCCGCCTCCTCCGCGGACGGGCGGTCGCCAGGGGTGCCGGGGGGCCGCGACTTCGGTTCGTCGTACTGCCCGCCGACCAGCCGCTCGACGAAGCCCGGCTTGGCGAACTGGATCAGCGTCACCGGGGTGGCGAAGAACCTCGCCCCACGGAGCCGCGGAATCGCCGCCACGGCCTCGTCCAGCCAGCCAGGCTCCCGGAGCCGGTCGGCCAGACCGTCTGGCGGCTGCGGGTGCCTCCAGGGCTTCCCAGGGGCATCCTGGGCGTTCCAGGCGTCCCGGAGCGCCGGCCATGCCTGCTCGGATTCCGGCGCAGCCTCACGCGGAGGAGGAGGAGGAACTTCTCCTCTCCTCTCCTCTCCTCTCCCACTCTCAGGCGCGGGAGCGGACCCGCGCTCGCGCGCGGGTGACTTCCCGCGCTCACGCGCGGGTGGACGCTGGACCCTCTCGTCGTAGGCTTTTTCGCGGTCCCGGGCCTGCATCCGGGCCTTCGCCGCCTGGGAAAACCGGCGATCCCACCCGGGGACGGTCACCGTCCCCGCCTGGTCGTCGATCTCGAGCCAACCCACCTCCGCCACCGCCCGGAACCACGCCTCGTCTCCGCCGATCGTCCGGGCCAGCCGAGCTGGTGTCGTGCGGGCGGTGCCGTCCGCGGAGTGGAGGGAGGCCCATCCCCAGAGCCGGTACAGGCGGTACACGACCACCTCGACCGATTCGCCGGTCAGGTCGACGAGCTCCTGAACCTCGGGCTTCTCGGGGAGGCCCAGGTCGATGGCGAGCCATTCACCGGCCATGCGTCACCCTCCTGTACCTCGCCTCCCGCCCCCCACTCGCCGACACCGTCTCGCCGTCCCGCTCGACCAGCCCAGCCCGCCGCAGATCAGGCAGACGCTTCGACACCTGTGCGATGGTCAGCCCCGTCCGCTCGGCCAGCCCAGACTGTCCAGCCGGCCCGGCAGCCAGGGCGTCGATGATCTTGCGGCAGTGCTCCGACACCGGAGCGCGCTTCGCCGCCGCGTGCGAGGTCGGCTGGTCGGAGTCCCGTGCCACAGCGCCCCACAACGGAAGCGGCGGCGACTTCCATGGCTCACGCGACACTCGCCACCTCCTTCCGCAGCCGCAGCCCCCTGGCCGCCATCGTCAACTCCAGCTCGATGCACACCGCGGCCCAGATCGCATCCTTCCGCCGCTGGTCCCACTGGTCGTCACACGACTGCAGGTCCGTCAGTTCGATCGCGAGCGCGTAGTTCTCAAGGCGTGACAGCTGCTCCCAGGCGGTGTCCGCGATCCGAATCGGCTCGTCGGGTGACCATCGCCGCTGGCTGCACGAGACGAGTTCCCGATCCTCGAGGATCAGCGGCGGCGGCAGCGGCGCCCGCGACGGCTCCGCGGCCGGGGCCGAAGGCTCGGGCCGCCGGGGGTGGCCGAACTGCACCCCCTCCGTGTCGATCCGGTGGTCGCACTGCCTTGACAGCTGCAGCGCGTCGGCAGCCCCGACCTTGCCGGAGTCACAGGCGTCGAGGATCACGGCCCGGACGCTGCCGCTGGCGTAGCCCCGCAGGGACGGTAGGGGGGCACAGGCGATGAGCTGCTCAAGGTCGGTGAGGTAGGTCATGGGGTTGGCTTCCTTGCTGCGTTGACCATGTCGCACGGTGTCACACAGTCACCAGCCCCGGCGGCCCCGCTGCGGCGGTGTGGGACCGCAGCGGGGAACGACCGCCGGGGTTGTTCAGAACGGGATGTCGTCGCTGTTCCCCGGCTCCTCGCCGGCATCGCGGGCGATCTTCTGTGCCGGCGTCCGGGCGGGCAGTTTCTTCGCGGCCGGCGGTGGCGTCTCGGCCTCCGGCTGCCGTCCGCTGTCAACGATGTCGTCCGGAAGCCAGCGGTCCACGTTCACCCGCCGACCCTCGTAGAGGCTGGTCTCGACGCGGCACCGCTTGCCGACCAGCAGCCCCGTCGACCAGGCGGTTCCCTTCGCCGGCCGCGGTGCCGACAGGGCATCGCACACCCGCTCGATGAGGGCGCGGAAGTGCGCCGGAAGATCGACGTAGATGTGGTGCTCTTCGCCGGCGTGCTTGATCGCCAGCTTGATCGTCAGTTGCCGCCCCTCGGGGTTCGTGTCCGACCACTTCTCCGGGACACGGTTCCGGTAGCTGGCCTCGGCCTTGATGACGCGGGCCGGGTAGGTGCCCGGTTCCAGCAGGTTCGTCGGCCGCGCCTCGGTCTCGGCCTGGTCGTCCCAGCCGGGGAAGAAATCCCAGTTCAGATTATCGCTCTGCATCACTTTTCCCCCTCCGTCTTCAGGTCAGGTTCGTGCATCTTGCCGATCCGCACCACGCGGTCGGCCTCACCCCTGGCAATGTCGATCAACAGCGGCCACCCCGCACGGAACGGCATCTCACCGCTCCGCATCGCTCCGACGACTCGCTCCGCCTCAGCGAGTCGCCGCTGGTGATCCTCCAATCGCCGCTTCCACGGCGTCGCGTCAGCCCACCCCATCGCAGTCCTCCGTGACGTACCGATCGAACGCATAGACAAGGATCACGCAGTTCTCGCCGTGCCACGAACCACGCCACCGATACCGCGTCTCGCGGCCGTAGGTGTGACCGTCTTCCGTTCGTGCGGACGGCAGGTCAATTGTCACTGGTGCCGACTCAAGCGGGAAAACCGGAGGTGTCATCGCTCCATCGTGCGGGCCACCGCGCAGGTGGACAGCGGCCAGCACTCCGCACACGGACTGTGGCGTGTTGCTCACTGGTTAGCCTCCGCGTTCACCTCGGCGGAATCGAATGGCTCGGTGGCGGTGTCCTCGGGCTCGATCTTTGTGATCTCGGAAAACCGCTTGTCGATCTCGGCACTCAGACGCCGGCGCTGTGCCTCGTTCAACTCGCCAGCGGAGTAGGCGTCGTCGGCCCGCATCCTCATCGACTCCAATTCCCGGACCGTCGTCGCAGCCTGCACCCGCTGGAGCCAACCTGGCTGCTGCGGGTACTCGGGCGTGAACACCGCCGCCAGGGCGTCGATCGACATCGGGATCTTCTCTGGCAGGCCGAACCTGTTCTTCGCGTCGAAGGCTGCCGACCGCTCGGCGAACATCACGCGGCTCTTCCCTCCAGTGGCCCGGGTGCGGCCATCCTTCCCGGCCACGAGCCGCGTCTCGAACGTGGCGAACAGCAGCAGGTCACACCACTCGCGGAGCAACGCGCTCACCTGCTTCGAGCACTTCAGCTCGTAGCGGTCCCACCCGTCCGTCTGGTCTGGTGGCGTGGTCCGCTTGACGATCGAGTGGGCCACGAACACCACGTTGATGCCCAGGCCGATGAGGCGGTCACAGCCGTGGAGCAACTCCGCAAACCGCTCGCCGACCAACACCCATCCCTTGCCGAAGCCGAAGTCTTCGATCGACCGCTTGCCCTCCTTCTTCAGCGTGTCTTCCACGAGCGACCGCTCGGCCCAGTCGGCGGTGTCGATCACCACCGTCTTGAACTGGTGCTTTTCCACGCCCAACTGGGAAACGGTCGCCTTGAGCGTCGCCCAGTCCGCACACGGGATGCGGGCGACGTCCAGGTGGTTGGTGCCGTCCTCCGTGTCGAGAATCACAGCGTCAGGGAACGACGCCGCGAGCGTCGATTTCCCGACCCCCTCGGTCCCGTAGACCACCGCCCGCACTGCCACGCGGCGTCGGCCGCGAATTACGTTCAGAGCCATCTCCACACCTCCTCGTGTCCTGCGTCCTCGATCCACACCCAGCCGGCGACTCCATCCGCCGACCGGCCATCCATCCATGCCACACCCGCTCCGCGGGCTCCCTCTGACGCCGCTCCGCGACGTCAGCCGTCCGTGTATCGCTCGATGTCACACGGGCGACAGGTGATCCACGCTATGTCGATCTTCACGTAGCACCGATCGCCCTGCACGGCGAAGAGCGTGCCCGTGAATCGCATGCCCTCGGCGTAACCGATCACGCGTTCGCCGGGTTCGAGTGGCTTGTTACTAACCGCCGCCACTGCCCCAGCCGCTTCTCGTTCGTGTGCGTCCATCAGTCGTCCTCCTATTCCCTCACCGTTCCGGTCGGCCTCTCTCCCAGGATCGAGGCACCCATCTCCCTCTGCTTCCTCTGCCACACCTCGAGCCGCGCGATCTCAACGTTCCTCGGCGCGTTGAACGTGAGCGTCACCACGCCGTCGTCGTCCACGTCTTCCACCGTGATCGCGCAGTCGATCGAAGGAATCACAACCGTCTCGCCGATGTTCCGAAACAATCGCAGCACCACTACCTCCGATCACCGTCGTGAAACAGGCCGCGACCGTCCGCGGCACGTCGTGCCAGCTCCTCGACCTTCGCCCGGCTGCCCGGGTTGGCACTCGTCGCCCGTCTCGGCACGATCAGCGTGTCGATGACGGTCCGCACCTCATCGATCTGATTCCCCGCCGCGGCAGCAAACTCGTCGAGGATCGTCAGATCGCCGGCGGCGATCCGCTCGCCGGTGCGACCGCCGATGGACCGTGGCCGGCAGTAGGCGTCGATGCCGGCACGGCATGTCGCGGCAGCGCGGGCCAGGCCAGTTAGCAGGGTGCGGATTTTCGGATCGAGGCTCGGCGGCATGCGCAGTCGCAGCGGATCGGCCCGAACCGTCGCCTGACGGACAACGGCGCGGCGGGCGACGTAGCGCGTCGTGATCGACGCGGCATCCTGGCCGTCGTCCATCGACGGCAGGAGACGTTGGATGTGGACCGCTGGCGACCGGAGGCGGCTCATGCGTCCCTCCTCAGCGTGGGCGGTTTTGCCGGGATCGTTCGCTCGCCGGTGGACAGGACGCGACGACCGGTGGCGTGGCGAGACGCCACACGGACTTCGCCGCAGCGGATGCGCCACGATTGGTCGGCGATCTCCTCGGGCGTCGGATCGCCGGGGCCTGGGCCGCCCGTGAAGTGGGCGACGATCTTCCAGACGGTGCGGACATCCAGCGACAGCGAGAGTGCAATCTGCTCGCGGGTGAGACCGGCGTCGTGCAGGTCCATGACGCGCGTGCTGCGCGTCTGGGTCTGCCGCTCGATGCGTTGAGTCGCGTCCTGCGCCATCGACTGCCCCCATCCATCGCCGTGCGTGGCGTCACGCTCCATGCGTGATGGGCGGGGTTGTAGACAGACTGTCTATGACTTGTCAACAGCAGTTCTAGACACAGCGTCTTTCCGCAGGAAAACAGCGGTCAGCCAGAGATGAGGCGACCGGAAGAGACGCCGAGCACGTCGGCGATTTTGTCGAGGGTGTCGAGCCGCGGACGGAATCGGCCACGGCGGATGTCGTTCATCCCCGAGACGCTGATCCCGGCCCGCTCCGCCACCTCAGGGAGCGTTAGCCGGCGGGCCGCCGCCAACTCCTCGATCCGCTCGCCGAGGGGGCAGGACTGGTGGGTTCGGGGGGCACCGCCCGGGTGCCGGTTGCTGGTGGCGATCACGCGACGAGTCTTGCTTCGCGGTTTCGCCATTTCAACCGCCAGTGGACTTCCGGTCGTGACGGTCCTACTGATTGAACTGGCCGCGGTGCGGCCGAATCGACTGAATGGCGGGGACAGGATTCGTGGGGGTCCGCCCCCCATCCCCTCCAAATGCTACAGGTAACCCCCCCGCCCCCCCCCTCCTAGGACGGAGAGGGCCACCACAGCGCATTGGACCGCGATCCAGAATCGATCGGAGGTCCACCATGCTCCTCACCGAGTTCGTCGACAGGATCTATCGCCCGCTCCGTCTCCGGCAGCGGAGCCCCAACACCACCCGGCTTCACCATCAGGCCGTCGCCCGCCTCGGGGATCACCTTGGCCGGCCCGCCACGGTGGACGATCTGGTCGACGAGTTGATGCTGTCGGCCCACCTCGAGGCCCGGGCCGCGACCCGGTCCCCGTGGACCGTGGAGCGGGAGCGGTCGTCGCTCCTGGCTCTCGCCCGGCTGGCCTGGGAACGGGGCATGATCCCCCGCCTGCCGGTCTGCCCACCGGCCCCGATGCCGTTGCGGACACCGACCGCGTGGACGGTCGAGGAACTGCGGCGTCTGTTCGCGTCGGCCGCTGCCGAGACGCACCCCGTGGGGCCTGTGTCCGGGGGTGTCTGGTGGGGCGCGTTGCTGGCCCTGCTGTGGGAGTCAGGCGAACGGATAGGTGCGGTCCTCGACTGCCGCACCAGCGATCTGAAGGGCAACGTCCTCACGGTGCGGACGGAGTGTCGGAAGGGCAGGCGGCACGATCGCGTCATCGCCCTTTCCGAGGCCACCGCCGACCGCGTCCGCGAGGCTCACGCCACCGGCCGGGCGGAGCTCCTCTGGTGGCCCACCGCCAGGGCCAGCCTGTGGCTGCGGTTCCGGGCTGTCTGCTCCCGGGCCGGGTTGCGCGGGGACCGGGTCGGGTTCCAGAGGCTGCGGGGATCGGCCGCGTCATGGATCGCGGCGGCCGGCGGGGATGCCCCGGAGTTCCTCGGCCATGCGACCGGGAGCGGTGGGAAGGTCGCCAGCACCTGGTATGTCGACCCCCGCGTCAGGCCGAAGCGGGAGCCCCACAGGATGCTCCCCGAGATTTCCGGGAAATAGGCGGTTCCATGCGGGGAATCGGTGGGTTTCAGAAAAATCCGATTCAAGGTGTTGACAGGCAATCTACGATCGTATAGAGTGGTGGCATGACGCGGACGGGACCGCGGAAAACCTTGAAACGGAGAACGAACGATGAAGACCTTCAAGCTAATCGACAAGCACGGATTCACGAGGAAGTTCACGGTCCACGCGAGCGGCAACGTGTCAATCGAGAGCTTTGACCGCGACGGCCGGTCGATGGGCTGGCCGTTCACGACTGACACGCACGGCGGGCGGTGCGACTACCGCAAGTGCATCAAGAAGTTTGGGATGAAGCCTGTCTGACTGACCACACGCAACACCACCAACGCCACCAAGGCGCAAGGCGACGACGAGTGACGACCCCCCGCCCGCCGGCACGTTGCCGGCGGGCTGAACCAATGCAAAAAGAGGCCCGGCAGTGAGCCCCATCATCGATACCGCCGACTACGTCCGCCCGACCAGCGCGGCCCGGATCCTCGGCGTCACTCGAGACTGCGTACACAAGCGGATCGCCGCCGGGACGCTGCAGGCGATCACGATCGACGGTCACCTATTCCTCGACCGGGCGGCGGTGGAGGCGATCGCCGGCCCGGTGAGCCGCCCCCGCGGGGGTGGAACCCGCAGGCCACGCACGCCAGCAGCGCGGGGGCGGGTCAGCGAGTCGGGCACGACCCAGAGGCGCAGGAGCAGACGCGGCACGGCCGGATGACTCCGTCGGCCCCCATCACGGACCGAGTGTCCAGGCAACTCTGGCACTTCACCGCGGCCTTGGGCCGCCGGCACCCACACGGGCAGTCGGATGGGCACTGCATCGGGATGCGTCCGTCCGGCTTGTAGACGCCATTGCTGCACGTTTTTCCGCACGGGGCCTCGGGTGCGGGCGGCGTCGGGGGCGCCGGCGGGGGCACCGGTGCCGGGGCATCGCCGGCGAGGGCGGCGTAGGCCACCGCGACCGCGGCGGCACACCGTGCCGGCTCGGCGTCGATCGCCGGGGCGGCCAGGGGGGCCGACAGCCAGCCGGCGACGGCCAAGAGGAGGGAGGCGAGGGTGTTGCGGATGGTACTCATGGCGTCGTCTCCCACACGATGTCGAGCAGCTCGTTCGCTCGCTCCCACAGCACCAGCCCCGTCCAGCAGACGACACCACCGACGGCGTTTGCCAGCCCGCCGGCAATTACCAGCGGTGTGCCGACGACGAACATGGCTAGGGCGATCACGAATCGTCCGATCATCGTCGCCCCCTCCATTGCCGGCAGCACCACAGCCCGACCGCCCAGCCAACTGCGAGTGCCGGCAGCCACACCGGCGCGGTCCACGCCAGCACGACCGCGACGATTTCCAGCCATTCGCGGATGGTCATGTCAGCCACCAGACGAGTTGGATGGCAACCTCGATCACGACCGCCGTGACGATGGCACTGGCGATGGCCACCACCGCGGCAGCCCACCACATCCCGCGCCGGATCTCACGTTCGGTCGTCATGTGAGCCACCCCCAAACGCGACAGACGAACAGCACCGCCTGGAGCAGAATGAACGCCTGGCCAATCACCCACGGCACGACGAACATGACGACGAACCAGACGAGTTGCCACCGGCTCGGCGCCATCGCCTCGACCACACCATTCGCCAGTTCGCGTCCGTTCATCATTACCCCCTCTGATTCCTGATTACCGCGTAACCGCCGCCGCCCACCACATCCCGCTTCGGATCTCACGCTCGGTCGGCATGTCACCACCCCCTCGCGTTGCGCAACACGGCGACGCCGTCGGCACCAATCTCTGCCGGCTCGTCGTCAGTCTCCGCGACACGCTGCACCGCGTCGGGCTCCGGCTCCGGCGGCGAGGGTTGTGCCATCAACGCGAACCAGCCGACCGCCTTCGCCAGCCTGACAAGCTGCGCGAGTACCGGTCGCGACTCGTGAGGGCTGGGCAGCGGCGTTGGCATCCACGGCGACGGTGCGACAGTGCGAGGCGAGAACCACGCGGCGGCGAAGCAGCCGGCGAGGAACGCGGCGATCAGCCAGGGCGTGGACGAACGTGGCGCGGTCATCGGCTGGGCTCCTCGACGAGGACGGAAGCGGAAGGGGGGAGGTGGTTGGTGGGCTCAGGCGGTGCGGGCCGCGACAGCCACGATGCGACTGTCCACGCTCCGACACAGATCAGCACGACGATGGCGATCACGCCACCGGCGAGCACACCGAGCAATGTCACAGCGTCGCCGTCTCGGAATGGATCTTCCATGTCACCTCCTAGAAAGCGATCGCACCAGCGACCGACGCCGGCGGCAACTGCTGCCAGCCGTGGTTGTCGAGGTCACGCCACTGAAAATTGGTGCCGCCGACGGCGAACGAATCCTCACCGCGGAGCATCCGCTCGACGATCTGCCGCCTCACCCAAAACGACCCGGCGGGCATGTCGGCAGGCCACACCGGGCCGGTGATCCACGACTCGCCCCATGAGTTCAGGCACAGCAGGGCGTCTTCCGGCGAGCCGTTCTTCGCGTAGCGCACGGCCACGAATACCATGCAGTGCGCCCACTGGCCCGACGCCTCGGCGTAACCGTTGGCGTCGCGCGTCGAGCGAAAGCCCTGCATCGAGCAGACCACCACGGGGTAGCCCGACTCGATCGCGGCAGCGGCCTCGTCCCATGTCGTGACGAGGGCGACATGGCGAACCGGGTTCCGCTTCGCCTCGTCGTCGAGCTTCCCGCCGTCGCCCTGCCCACCGTTGCCATAGGCCCCCCAACTCTTCGCCCGATCAGGCTGGTAGTCGGCGGCGTTCGACCGGTAGATCACGCCCCAGTCACGCACCCACCGGGCCGCGGCGGCACCGTAGCTGCCGTCGGAGAATCCACCGACCGGCGAGCGACCATCGCCTGGCTTGCCGCGGGCCTCGACTCGCGAGCCACCGTAGATCGACTCCGTCAGCGGAAACGGCGGCGGCTTCGCCAGCCGGCCCGTCTCCCAGTCCACCGACTGGGCGATCCACACGCCGTGAGCCCAGCCCCACGACACGCAGTCACCGATGCCCTGGCGGCCAGTCCTCCACGGCACACCGTAGAGGGCTTGATGCGACTTCACGGCCGACCGATAGAGGAACGTGTCCTTTCCCTGCGCCTTGGCGACCACTTCGGGGGCGGCACCGCGGAACAGCGGCTGATCCAGTTCCGCGAGGAACTCCCGCACTCCTTCGGGATTCGGGACGTAGCCCGTCGGTTCGCGATTCTCGGAACGCGAACCCCACCACGCCGCAGCAGCGGCGCCGGCGAGGACGACGGCCAGGAGGAGTTGAGTGCGGCGTGTCATCACTTCACCCCACACGCCGCAGCCACGCCGCGAAACGCCTTGACCCACCGCTGACGGCCGTCAGCGTCCAGCGGTCCGCCGCTCTTTCCCACCTCGCGGTCGAGGTAGTCCCCGATCGCCTGGCGTGCGGCCGGTTGCCGCTCACCGATGCTTTCGCCACGCATCCGCAGGTCGCGGGCAGTAACGCGCAACTCCTCGAGTTGCGCGCCGCTGCGGATCTTTGGCTCGCTCCTGCTGCCGTCGTGTTCCAGCGCGTCGGCCAGGCCCAGGCACAACCCGCCCATCGTCGCCCGATCTGCCGCAGCGGTCGGGCCGACCCACTCCAGCCGGATCGGCGAGTCGGGAGCAGCGTCGGGGGCGGTGCCAGGCTGCGAGGCGAACCACGCGACGCCGGCGGCGGCTAGGAGGGCGGCGGCGATCGTCTGGCGAGTCATCGAAGCACCTCCTCCTGCACCAGCGCGGGAGGAGTGGCGGCATCGACGAGGGCGGCCCGGAGGACACGGGCGGCATCCGCTTGCACGGCCCCGTAACTGTCCCCTACCACGAGGTAGCAGACGACGGCATCGAGCGACGACACCGCCGACGGGAACGACGCACCGGCCGCCGGCAGCGGCGCCGGCCCCCCCGGCACCGGCGGGAGCGCGATGTCATCCGGCTCGGGGGCCTTCGGCACGATCAGCGGCAGGACGTAGAGGGCGACGGCGGCCACGGCCAGGATGATCGGGATCATGCGGACCTCACGAGTGGCAGAGTCAGACGATCGAGCACCACGCCTGCGGCGGTCACGACGATCTGCCGCACGCTGCCGCGGATCAGCGGCCACACCGGCACCAGCCAGATCGGTAGGAGTGAGGCCACCACCGCGTCGAAGAGCATCCCCACGCAGTCGAGCGCCCACGCGCGCTTGTCCGCGCCGGGAGCTTGCACCTGCTCCAGACCGGAAACGACTAGACGGAGGAGCCGTTGCGCGAGGTCAGCGAACTCGGCGACCGTCAGCCCGCCGCGGGCCTGCGAGCGAGCCGCGGCAATGAACTCTTGAACTTGCTTGTCCAAGTCGTGAACTGGCATGTCCTCTCCTCAGTACCCCGTTGCACCGGTGACACCGGAGCCAACGATAGTGATCGTGTACGAGATGGCCCCGGTGGCACCGGTCGGCCCCGTGGCGTGGATCAGGAGGTTCCGCGTCGTGTCGCCGACGGGCCAGTGGTTCCGCGCCTGCACCGCCAGCAGTTCGCCCCCGGGGCCGACGTCACCGGCGACACGGTTCCAGCCGTCCGTCGGTGCCGGGCCGACGACGATCCTCGGGCCGGTGATCGTCATGTTGTTTGCGATCCGCACCGCTCGCACCGATCGCATGATGCCTGTGGCCGCGACGCCGAAGTTCGCGTCGGGGAGCGACAACAAGTCCAGCGTCTCGGTGGTGCCGCCGGTGAGCGATCGCGTGTCGCTCCAGATCAGATCGGCACCGGCGACATTCGCCCCGCCGTCGACGAGGGTGTGAGTCGTCGTCGGGTTGACGGTCTGCACCTCCGTCCGCTCGTCCTCGACGCGCGTGCGCGTGAGGTTCAAGAACGTCCGGATGGTGCCGGCAAACGTGTCGGTCACTGCCATGCGTCAGCCTCCGTGCCGCTATCGTCCGTCGGTCAGCCGTGTACCCGGAGGGGGTGTGGTGCAGCCGGCTCGTGGATCCGGCACCAGTCGTCACCCCTGGTGACCGGCCAGACGCCATCCCCGCCCACGTCTGCCTGTGGCAGTGCAGCCCGACAGAGGCCGCGGCCGCGGTCGTGCTCCTGCTCGTCCCACCACCGGCACGAGCGGCAGGCAGACGGCACCGCCGGAGCGGCGTGGTATCGGTCGGACGACGCGAGCGCCTTCTCCCGCCAGCCCTCGACCGCCTGTCGCCGCTTCAACTCCTCCGCACCGCGGAGGATGTGGTCGGCGTGCGATGCCGCGGCAGCGTTCTCCTCGGTCGTCGGCAGATCGTCAGGCATGGGAGTCTCCAGGATGTGCGACACAAGTCGGCCAATGTTGGCTGCCAGCCGTTGGAAAGTCGGAGTGAACGGTCCTGCGTAGCGGGCGGCGTGGAGGCGGATGGCCTCGATCTCATCTCTCGACAGCGGCATCGGTCGTCCTGTTTTGTGGAGGCTGGCACCCGTCGCCGCGAAGCGTTCCTTCGTTGAGATGAGGCCACAGTGCGTCGGAGTGGATCGCCGCGAGCAGATTCCACGCGGCGTGTGGCAGGTGTGGCTCGCTTCGATCACCGGCGAGGAACTGGTAGATGTGCGCGAGAGCGTGGTTCAGCAGATCATGGACCGGCATCCCTTTTTCCCAGTTGTAATCGTCGTATTTGGCTGCACCCTCGGCGCACGTCCGCGCCACTTCGCGGAGCCCGATCGGCGTGATCAGGTCGTATCGGAACTCTTCGACGGTGTCTGACCGTCTCGCGCCCGTGCCGAATTTGGTAGTCACGCCTTCAATCACGACGACCTCACTGCTCCGTTTGCGATTCGCAGATTCTCAACGTCGTACTCGCCGTCCTCCCGCGACTCAACCACGGCGAACCCGTGGTTCCACCGGTTCACTCGAGCGTATTCAGGAGTGAGGTCACAGAGGCATCCGGTCGACCAACAAAACACCTCGCGGTGATAGAGATCCGGCTCGCAATGCCCGCTCGTCTGGTGTTGATGGCCAACGATTGCGCTGTGTTTCGTTCGCATGTACGCGCCGCGCGCGGCGTTCACTGGCGATGAGACACCCTTTGGCAATTCGTGGCCGTGGAGGACCGGAAGATGGCCGACCTCGATGATCCGCTTGTCTTCGACGATCTCAATTCCAAGCCGCTCGGTTTTCAGCCATCCCGAGAGGTGCATTTCCGGCTCGTCAGCGATCTCGACGGCGTGTTGCCAGAGCCAGGATTGCCAGCGTTCCTCGTGGTTCCCGAGCTTGTAGACGATCGGGATCTCGGGGAACTCCTGCCGCAGCCATTCAAGTGACAGCCGCACCGCGTGCAGTTCGCCGCGAAAGTCGCGGTCGCGTGGGTTCTTGACCCAGTGGCTGATCGAGTAGAAGTCGGCCCAGTCCCCATTCAGCAGCAGGCCGGCGATGCCGATTCGCCGCAGGTGATCGACCGCGGCGTGAAGAGCCTGGTCGTCGTGGAACGGGACATGAGCGTCAGAGAGGATGCCGATCCGACCAATGGCCGGGTATCGGAACGGCGTCCACGGCCTCGCCCGGCTCGTCGGCATCTCCACACCCTGCCCGGGTGCCCGTGCCGGCCGCGGGTGCGTGACCGTCCCCGTCTTCCGGTCATCTTTGCCGTGCTGGCCGATCAACACTCGGATCCGCGAGCGTGCCTGCTCGAGCGTCAACGCCCCGTTGACCTCCTCCACCAGGCGGCGGGCGAGCGTGCGTGCGGGAGCGTCTGGGTGAGCGTCGAGGAGCCGCATCGCCACGCGGGCAATGTCGTCGTGAGGTCTCGCCACTCGGTGACCCTCCAGTGGTCACCCCCACGAGATGATGATGTCCGACTCGTCCAACTCGTCGTCGAACGGGTCGAAATCCTCGTCGTAGGGGCCGAACGCCGCGACCATGCCGACCTCCCTCTCGCGCGCGAGAAACAGGCCGGCAGCGGTCTGCCGGTCACGCGAGAGGGTAGGCGGTCACCGCGGAGGGTGGCACCGGGTGTGGCTCAGCGGTCAAGGGCGGGATCGATGAGCCCGTCCGAATCCCGGGCCTGGCGGCGCATCTGCTCGCCCTGCGGGCACAGCGGTGCATCCAGCCGGCTGCACTGCTCGCAGCCGCAAACGTGCCGAGAGTAGGCGGCCCGCGGCTCCTGCGGCCGGGAGTCGCGGGCGACCAGCACCCCGCCGCAGGCGGCGAGGAGCAGGGCGTAGGCGGCGATTGCGATGGCGGGCATTGGTGGGTGGTTCTCCGGGGTTGGAAACAACCCTAGCGCCCCCGACCGAGGGGGTCAAGTAGCCACCGCTCCAGCCGCTCGGCCACCGCCGCGGCACGGTCGTTGATCCAGCGTTTCCGCCGGACACACCCGCACGGCCGCCGCGTCCACCGCTCCACCCGCTCCGGAGTGATGCCGACCAGCCGGGCGGCGGCCTCGATCCAGTCACCCACCAGGGGGCGGGGGAGGCGGATCAGGGGGCGAGGGCCGGGGCACGACCGGATCGCCCCGACCACCAGGCGGCCGTCGCGGCGGCGGGCCTGGAACCCGCAGACGGGGCAGCGGGCGTCGGGTGCCGACAGGTCGCACCTCACCACGAAATCTCCCAGTCGAACGACGCGGAATAGCCAGACAGTGCGAACGGGTAATAGCCGTCACGCCATTCCGCCTCGACGGATCCTGTGATCGGGCCGGCTCCACACAACTCCTGGACGAAAGAATTGGTTCCAGCCCATTCCGGCTTCAGCGGGATCCGAATGTGAACAGGCAGCATGCCACCGCCACTTCCGAACGAAGACTGCCACCCAGTGAGTTCAAGCCACAATCCGCCAGCAAAAGCCGGAGCGACAAATGATCCGGCTGGCATGAACGCCGAAGCCCCGCCGCCGAGGTCGATCTCCAGTGGAAGTTGCCCGCGATACTCTCCGCACGTGAACGCAGGAGAAATCGCGTAGGTTCCAGACCAGTCGATGTTGTCGCCGTTGTAGTCCTTCGCCCCACCGCTGTCGAAATTGCTGATCGTCAAGTAGATCGGATCTGGCTGTGGAGTAGGCGTGCCGTCGCAATCAAGGCAGTCGTCTTGGTCGCCTGGCGGAAGGTCGTCGTAGCACTCCATGAACTGCCCGTAGAGGCTGTGCTGAATGTCTGCGTTGCTCCAGGAAATCGAAGCCGTGAGCGACAGCGTTGCCGGCGAACAGATTGCCTCGGCGACGAACGAGCCGAAGAGGTACGACATGCTCTGGTCCATGTCGCCAGCCACAGTCGGGATCGGGTCGTCGCCGTCGATCCGATATGTGGCCGTCGACGTATGTGACGCCGGACCGATATACAGTGACTCTCCGCCGGACAGCTCAAACATGCCGACGCGAATCCTGCCGCTCGTGCATGTGATCGTGATTGATGATGTGACTGCCTCGCTGCCTGTTCCGCCAGAGATGTTTTTCCAAACGCGAAGGCGGGCGTAGCACGGGAACCGATCACCAGGCAGACTGATCGAGGCGTCTTCGGCACGAGTTATCGTCTGCGAAAACGGCCCGCTGCCTTCAAACCCAGGGAAAGGCCCGTCAATCGGCCCCATCGCGTCACCCGACCACGACAGAACGCCGTCGGTGTCGTTGGCCTGGTAGACCGCCTGAAAGTTCTCCGCCGGCGTGTCGTCGCACGCGGCCTCGCACGGCTGGCAGGGCTTGCAGTCACACTTCTGACAGCCGACGGCGCCGAGGAGCATTACTCGTTGCACTCCACGGCGGCCAGCGTCCAGGTCGTGTCGATGATGTTCGCCATCGCCCACGCGCCGCCGGTTGGGCCGGTGACGCTTTGCCACGGGTTGTGAACGACGAACGTCACCGGACCGCTTGGTCCGGTGACCGCTGCGGATCGGTCGCCCTTCCATTCCGTCACCGAGGCCGTGGCACCCTTCGACCAGGCGCCCGTGAACTTCCCGATCTTCGTGCCGCCGCCCCCAGGACTGCCGAACCGGATCAGCGCCCACTTTCCGGCACCGGTGCCAGACTCCTTCCACAGGATCTCGGCCTCCCCCGAGGAGGCCGACTTCAACTCCCCGAGGGTTCCATCCTTCGCAATGGCGAACTCGTGCGATGCGGACCCGATGTCGAGCTTGCACTGCACCACCCCCGCCACCGCCGCCCACCCGATGCCGCTCGGCGCGATCGGCTCCACCGGCACCACGAACGGCAGCCCAGCGGTCGGAAGACCGCCCTTGAGGACCGGCGTGTCCTCAAACGTGTAGGTGGCCGCACCCGTCGGTCCCGAGGGCAGCACTTGAAGCCCGTCGATCGACAGGCATCCCCAGCGGTCCACCGTTCCGGTGGTGCGATTGCAAACGAGAATCGGGGTGTAGGGTCGGATCGTGTTCCCGACCGGCCCGCCCGGCGGAGCCATGCCGCCGAGCACCATGTCGGCGGCCTGCTGCGCACGGTTCCAAGCGCGGGCGGAGATCGCCTGCGAAAGACGTTGGCCGGCCTCGATGCGTCCGTCTGGCCGGCTCATGTCGTGCCGATCCCCAGGAGGGAGAAATCCGTCGAACGGTAGACCGGCACGACGTAGATCGCCTCGGCACTCGGCAGAATGCGATTGTTGGTTACGACCGTGGCATACCTCACCCAGAGGTAATCGTGTCCCTTTTTGTTCACCGGAATCCCGCCGATGATGGACTTCGACGAAGGAATCGCGTCTCCCGTGTTTCCCTGGTTCGGCCGCGCTTCGAACTTGTACTGAAGCCTCCACGGACTGTCACCAGCGACCGTGTCCCAGTCGTGCGACCCGTTCGCCCCGAGGAATAGTACCTCGCCGGCCGCGAACGACCGAAAAGCAGCGTCGTTTTTCGTGCCGGTGAACGCCGCGAGCTGCTTGATGTAGGCTGACGTGACGTAGGACGACGGCACGTCGTAGACCTCGGTCCACGTCAGCGACGGTGAGACGAGGTCGACACCATTCAGCTTCTCGCCATCCCATCCAATTGGGTGCTCGTTCCACTTCGCGCCTTCTTCGCCTCCGGCCGCGGTGAACTTGCGGACATCGCTTTCCGAGTTCCACGGGATCTGCGTCGTGTGCTCCGTGTGACCGCTGGTGTCGAACGACCGCGATCGCTTGAGCGGCGATTGCTGGTTGTCGTTGTCCGCCCCCTGCTTTTCGTAGTGGATCGTCACTCGCCAGGCATTGTCGCCGAGGTAGTCAACGTCGTAGGACTGTGCCAGCAGTCTGGCCGACGGCTGATTCGGATATGTCCACGTCGGGACAACGGTCGAGATGTAGGCGTTCGCCGCGACGTGGATTTCGTCCTCCGTCGCCGCGCCAAGCACGATGTACGGCACGTCCTTCGAGAGTGTGCCGCGGGTGCCGAGGCGAGCGATAGTCGCCGTGTTGCTTTCGGTGTCGCGCGTCCACTGGATCGTCATGGTCCTACCTTCGCCTGTTCCTTCGTGTTGAACGCGATCTGCTTGAGGATGTCGAGCTGCTGTTCGGCGATGCCTTTCGTGGCCATCCCCATGCCGCCGGCAGCGAACGCGGAGAAGGTGCCGGCGACCTGCG